TCGCTCGGAACTTCGTAGCCGCCGTCATCTTCTAGCACGGCGATGCAGAATTCTTCCGTAACGATACTTGTATCCGAAACCTCCCATGGTCCTGCTGTAGCCGCATCGCATATCTCAAGTTCTTTAGTGATGTCTAGCATTTTGTTCCTGCTTTCGTGGAGAGTCGAAGGGTGGGGTTAAACTAACTCGATAACTCAAACAGCAAGCCCTGTTCTGTTGCCTTGCGGTCCCATCTGGCGGGGCTTTGAATCATTTCAATCCGCTGGGCAATGGTCTGCTTACCCCACAGGTCATCAGCCTTAATTTGGCTTGCCACTCGAACTCCGTTCTGCGCCGCGTTGGTACTGTCGCAGCTCGCAAATGGGTAGGTCGAAACAATATTACTGGCCAGCATTCTCAGGCCGTGTACCTTAGTTCTGGGGAACCCGTCTTCATCGCACAGAATGTCAAATACATCGTTCATCCGATCCCACCAGTCGCCTACACCAGGACTTGAATATTGACCGCTGCTGCCGATTGCTACACGTCGATACCTATCCCGAAAGCCCTCTAGCCTTGCAAATGATTCATGCAAGTGCCAGACGGGGCAACCTTCGATATAAACTGGATGGTAGGCTTTCTTATCCCAGAGGCTTATCAAATCGGCATTGTCTTTTTCTGTTCCATCGATCACGTCTGGAATCAAAGCGAAGTCGAATCTTGGGTGGCGAGCGATCTTCGCACACCATTTGATGTACTCATTCCAGTCTGGTGTTTCGCCACTCGACCAAAAAGAGAACGCGGAATTGTCGACCATCACCCCACGGGCATTACAAAGACTCATCTCTAAATCTTCAGGTCGCTTCCATGGCACGAGCACGAAGCGATTTCGGACGAACGATGGTCCGTCGAATCGCTTTCCGCCCAGAGGTGTGCCGTGGTAGTGTTTCATGCGACTAGCGGACCTTTGCCGCATTCGAGAGTTACGACGGTGTTTGTGTTTGCGCCGTGCATTCCAGTAACGATCAACTCGCCATCTAGTAGATAAGAGGCCAATAGTTCGGCTAACTTCTCCTGATACATTTCCTTGCCACGAACCGCATCGCAGGCAAGTTGAAAATCCTCAGCCGTAATAAACTCTGTCGGCAGATACTCAACTCGATAGTAATCCCAGCAACCAAATGGACAGGTTGCATGGATCGTGGTGGTGTGCGAAATAATCACAATTACTCTCCTATTGCTGCTGCGTTACGTGGGAGTGGGAAGGGGGAAATCAGAAAGGGGAACAAAGTGTGTAATCGATCCCCATTCTTGAACAACCTTAAAGCCCGGTAGTGTTTCAACTGGATAAAATGACTGCTCTCGGATGATTACGTATGATTCTCCAAAGTTTATTCTTTGCTTGTTTGGCGCTCCGCGTGCCCCGCCCTCGCGCCACTTCACCACCCTCCCTTCCAGTTCGGCTACCTTCTCTAGCAGCAGTTGGTTCGCGGTGACTTGGGCGGAGAATTTTGATTCGGCTTCAGTGCAACGAGCAATCATCGTGTCGTGTTGCCTGGTTCTCGTTTCAATCGTACACGCCAGACATGGCTTCCCTGCCTGCTTATCCCTGTGGTCTGGACAGAGGTTATTGGCAAGGGAAGTGGCGTTCTTCTTTTTCAGGACGCCAACTTCCTCTTGCAGTCGCTCGATTTCCAACGCCATTGCTGGAGGGAATTCGGAATTGCAAGATATGCCAATCCTGCCCGAATCGGTACGGTACGCCTTCCCTTCTGCGCATTCAAAGATTATCTGGTTCATCGGCTTCTGTTCCTTAGTTTAGGGGGTCAAGAGGGTGCGAAGTGCCAAATCAGCGGACAGTTTATCTTCAGCGGCCTGACCCATCACGCGATTATTGTCGAGTAGTTGTTCGGTGCTCGGAGATCCGATATACCTCATCCTAGACTCACCCAGCACTCTGTCGGCTTCCAGATACTTCATGGCAGCAGCCCGCAGTCCCTCTATCTCGGCGGCATGCTGGGTAGTGAGTTCAATAATCTTCCAAGCCATAGCATGGGCTGCTGCTTCGATAGTTCGAGACTCGTAAATTCCCTCCTCTGTTCCGTGGATAACAATCTCGCCATCGCGTTCGATTACGTTGGCATGGTCACAAGTGAAGATCGTTCGTTGGCTCATGTCGCGGCCTGCTGGGGTTTCATTCCGGTTTGTCGTCTTACGGCTTCCTCTTCGGTTTTAATAAGATCATCTAGTGCAGTTCGAACGGCAACTAAGATCGTTAGTGTTTCGCCTACAGTGAATGAACTGTCGCACACCGTATCTGCACAGCGATTCACGATAGCGTTAGTCTCTTTTCGTAATCTTGCATCCACAGTTCATTCTCCCTTGCTATTAGTACATGCGTCGTAACTGAGAGGATGGGGGCTGGCTGCGACTCTGCTTTTTCAATGGCCGATTTCATAATGTTGACCATTCCCCTTACGGCGCCAGGCTTGTATCCTTCATCACTTTCTGCTGCCTCAACGTAAGGAAGGGCTAGGACAAGGGCATTCAGTAGGTCCGGGGCGGCTGCTAATAGTCCGGGTGTATGTCCTGCCATTGCTAGGCTCCTGTTCTTTGTTGTTGCTTGTACCGCAGAAACTCACGGAAGTTCTCGAAACAATCTCGCACCTTGGAATATTCCATCCATTGCTTCTGGCCGCGAGTTAGCTTCGGAAGCGTTCCCATTTCCAAATACTCGACCTTCCATGTTGGATGACAGGGCATAACGGCCGTGGCCTTAGTGCCATCGAAGTTCACGCCGATGTAAGCACCCATTTCTTCAGTGATGATCCCCGGCTTCCCATCGACAGTAACGCGACGGCCAATAACGGCTGGCACACCGTAGTAGTTGCGGACGTATTCAAGAGGTTCGCTCATTTCACCACCGGCAGTTCATCTACTAAAAGGACGTTGGGCAAAGCACGAATGCAGGCGTCGGCAGCAGCTTTTGCTAGCTCTGGCGTATCGAAAGAGGCCAAACTTATGTCCTCGTGAATAACAATTCCCCTAACACTTGACATCGTATACCACTTGTCGTGCGTGTCCTGTGCTACGAAAACGATACCTTTTCGGCCATGCGGTATGCGATGAAATTCTGACTTAACAATCGTCCACGGCCCCAGCACATTCAACCCCTTCAACGCTTCCAGTGCCCTCACAGCTTCTTCCGGTTGTGAAGTAAATAACGCTACGTAATCTGTGGGCATGATGAGGCTCGGGGGTTAATAGCTGTTCGTGAATCGAATCGACTTAACTTCTGGCGACAGGGACGCCAAATGAACTTCCCAGATATTCGATGAATCTTCGGTACGCTCGGCTACGACAGCCTTAATATCAACTTCCTCCATTTCCTCTCGCAAGGTATCTTCACTCTCTTGCGGGTACAGAAAGTAATCCTTAAGTTCTTGCGGATAGTCCACGCCAGCGGCTTCGCAGGCTAACTTTACCGCGATCATCCTCTTAAAGTTTCCGTCCAGATTTCTGACGCCGACGATGTGCGTTGACATTCCCATGACTACTATCTCCGTGAAATATGTGTGCTTTTGCGTACCTTCGTGGCACGGGCTTCATTCAGGGCTAGGTTCGCTGCTTCCAGTTGTTGGTCGAGGGTCGGTTCCGTCGCTGTCTTGGTCATGTTCAGGCTCCTGTAGGGTCTAGGATTCTTGTGTCAGTCGTAACTTTAAGTGAGTCGATGAGCGTAACTAGCCGTAGCGTCACTTCCGCCTTATCTTCAAACGCTACTAATGCCGCTCGTTGCTTTGGCTTGATTCGTTCGTCGGAAGCTTTGGCAGCTTCAATGGCAGCCGAAACGGTTCCGAAGGTTTTGATTAAGTAGGCGGCACCTTTTTCGCCAATGCCAACCGCCCCCTTAACTCCGTCAGCGTTATCACCCATGATGGCCTGATACTGCTGCCATTGGCTGGGTGGAATGCCTGTCTTTTCTGTGTTCTGCTTCGCGCTGAGCCATTGGTATTCTGGCAGCGAAGCACCGGTCGTTTCGTCTGTTGTCCATTTAATATCCAGCAGCATGTTGCACTTTTCGCTGAGACACTGCTTGCAGTCTTTGTCTTGAGTCATGATCGTGACTCTGCCGTCAAATTGCTTCGCGTAACTGGCCATCACGTCGTCAGCTTCCATCCCGTCAATTGCAACGCATTTGAAGCCATGTCCCTTCAGAAGTTCGTAAACAAGTGCCAGTTGCTGGCGAAGTTCTGGGTCTTTTTCGGGGCGGTTTTTGTACTTGTCCTCCCAGCCCTCGGTCAGTTCTTTCCGGTGGTTTCGTGACGAATCGAAGCAACAGGCAACGTCGGTTAATCCTTTTTCCTTAAGCCGTTCAACCGACCTTTGTATCCATGATGCAACCTCAACAGCCGATTGAATTCCGGCCCCAGAGAACCAAAATCGGTGTAAGAAATAATTTACGTCGATTGCCAAACACCACCGCTGCCGTGCGCTGTCTGTCTGCTCTGGCTGATTCAGCTTG